TTCGCTGCCGGTCTACTTCCGTCTGGTTGTATTGGTAGACGGCCAGCTTCTGCTTCTCGGTGGCAACCTGCGACAGAACGGTTGCCTCCTGCTTGGCCGGGTCGATCACCATCAGCAGCTGACCCTGCTTCACGTGATCCCCTGAGTGGACCAGAATCTGTGTGAGATTCCCGTCTACCTGAGGATTCAATGTGGCGGAGCGCCGAGACTTGATCGTCGCGACATATTCGTCAGACTGCGGAACGGGCGCAGCTGCAACCAGCGTCGTCTGAACCGGAAGAGCCTGCGGCGGAGGCGGCGCTGAGGCGGCCTTCTGGCAAGCAACCAGGCCCAATGGCAGGAGCAGGTAAGCGGAACTCAATGTCCAACGCGGTAACTGGTTCTTCAAAAGTTGACCTCAAGTTTGTGTTCCGGCATCGCCGGTAGTTCATAGCCACGGAAACGCTGCCCGTGGACGCGCTATCCCAGGCCGCGGACACGACTGACCTGAGCGGCCGGTGAACGAATATTTCGATCTGTGATCTCGTTCTATGAACTAAATGAACAAGGACTCGTCACGAATGTGTTGCACATTGGATTCGCCCGGGGCGCTTCGGCTTCACGAAATCTTCGCTGTCTCATCTGCGTTGACCGCCGGAAGTTGCGTGCGCTGACAAAATCGGGTCCCAGGGAGCGCCTCCTGGATTCTAGGGACGTTTCTAGACACGTTTCCAGGGACCCTTTCCAGGGACCCTTAGAGCTACATTCTACAGATTATTGTCGCCGAAATTGAGGTCTATATCTGTCCTCAACGCTCGAGCGGAGATGCAGGTGGCTACGGCAAAGGGCAGCGCACGCGACCAGGCAGCTTTGACTTGCAGGCGCAGCTTTTTGACACTCCCTATGCGGCTTGATACAGTTGAACTCATCGTTTCCTCTTGAGCTGTGCGCCACCCACCCGATGCGTATCAGCGTCCCCGTCGTCTAGCCCGGCCCAGGACACCGCCCTTTCACGGCGATAACACGGGTTCAAATCCCGTCGGGGACGCCAAATAGAATCAAGAGCTTAAACATAATCATCACCTTTTTATGGAGTGCTTCGGTGACTCTATGGTGACGATAGAACCCTGATTCGAAACGGCCTCTGCAGCCTCCACTTCTGCCGCCGGGGCAAGCGAGAGAACGCCATCCAGGCGCTTGGCTGCGTCGAGAAGGAACGCCTGAGACAGATGAGCATAGCGATCGGTCATTCGCGGGTCTGAATGCCCTAGCAGTTTTTGCAGCGTGTGAAGGTCGACTCCGTTCTGTCGAAGCATGGCCGAGAAATGATGCCTGAGATCGTGGAGTGAGAAGTCACTGACTCCGGCGTTCTTACAGGCACGAATGAAGGCGACGCTCACCTGGGCAGGTGTGACGCCTGGAAACAGCAGACCGCGTTTGCCATGCCTGGCGCCCATCGATTCCGCTACTTGCATCGCAAGATCATTCAGAAACGCTGGCCGCTCCTTTCCGCTTTTCGTGTGCCGAAGTCGAATCTCCCGGCGAATGACGCTTACGTCTTCCCACCTTACCCTCAGGAGCTCGCCCCGCCGCGCCCCTGTGCTCACAAGTAACCCAACGATAGGCCGCAGCCATTCAGGGCAGGCTCGCAGGATCTTTCCCAATTCTTCCGGCGAGAGGTAGCGGACGCGGCCTTCTGGTGCTTTGGGAACTGGAGCGCGCTGCGCTGGGTTCGCTGCGATCTTCTCACCCTCCATCGCGACGTTGAACAGGCGCTTGAGCACGTTCACTTCCTTGAGGATCGTGCCATCGCCGACTTCACCGGTCCGGTGGTTGATGTAAGCGGCCACGTCTTTGCGCCGTATGGCTGCCAGCCTGAACGATCCGAAGAACGGCTTCAGATGCTTCTCAATGATGCCGCATTGGCGCTGGTACTCGGTTCTGGATAGCTTCCCCCGCACAACTTTCGAGGAGATACGCCGCTTCTGATACGCCAGAAACTCGTCGGCGAAGATGCTGAACGTATCTTCGGAGAGGAGCGGTTTCCCGAATTTCTTTTCCTCTTCAACCTTCTGACGCTCGGCCGCCAGCGCGGCTTGCGCCTGCTGCAGCGTGTTGACTTTGAACTGTCGCCGACGCCGGCGTCCTTGTGCGTCGATCCATGATCCCCAGAAGCCAGGTCGATCGGGCCGTGTGTAGATGCCATCCCGGCGATGAGCGTGTTTTTTAGGCATTGTGGGATGCTCCTTCAGGAGATTGCGCGATCTCAGACCGGTTCCTGCTGATGAACGTCAATGTGAGACCGAGGCGCTCGACCAGATAGTTCTCGCGCGTCCCGTACTTCGAACGGGTTTGCGCAGACAGCGTATCCCATTTGCCCCAGAGTTTAGCTGCCTCGGTCAACTTGTCCTCTCGCCTCTTCTTCCGATCGGCCTCTACACTTGCTGCGCTCCGACATTCAGCGCAAAATGACTTGCCGTTGTAAAACTCTCGAACTTTCTTTCGGAAGTGATATCTCTCGCAACGGCTGCACTTCGCGAGGTTGTACTTCACAGGAGACTGCATCAGACTCACGAACTCTGCGATTGCCCGGGTTTGCATGACCTCTGTTGGGCCGGGAGGAGTGGAGCTTCTGCGATGGGATATAGGTGGCAGTCGAAAGTCGTACTCGGGCTCCCCTGTCGCTGTGAGGGTGAACCTTGGACTATGACTGTTTAACCAGCGCATCTGGGCATTCCAGGCTTTCGACCCCTGACGAAGCTTCCGTTTCCGCGGATAATCGAGATCCTCTTCTGGATTTAGCCCCGACCATATCCACTCGTCCACCAGCTCTACCAGGCAGGTCTGGAATTTTGCCGCTGCATCGCGAAATTCATCGACGGTTCCTATAGCTATCTCTCCGCGCTGCGCGGCAGAACGAAGCGAAAATTCGACAGTCCTCTCGTTCAGTCCTCTATTCAGCATCCTGAGCAGATGATCTGGATCGAATTGCATTCTTGGCCTCACCTCGGCACCGCTTGCTGGCAGAGTTTCTGTTAGACAAATCATCATCAATTTATCTACACGAAAACTGTTGCAGACATCAGTGTGAATTGTCGATTATTCATTTGTCAACACTGGAATGACAAGGAGGAAAACAGAAGTGCCAAAAAACATATCAATCCCAATTGAACGCGAGTGGATGAGCCCAGACGAGGCGGAGGCCTTCTCGGGAAGGTCGGTCTGGACCTGGCGCAAGGATGCGTACCTCGGAAAAATCGGATCTTCGAAGGTAGGGCGCCGACTGTTTCTGCGCGCGGCTGACGTCCGGCGAGTGATGGAAGAAGGCTTTCGGCCAGCCCTCAGCAACGACGCAGCGTAAGCAACGCAACAATTCAGACCGCGGCCAGCATGGAGGCTCGCACAAAAATGACAAGACGTAGTGTCCCAAAATCCGTTGGTGTGTATGAGCCAGGAACGCCTAGCTATTTCCCGCCTGACCGATACATAGATCCGGAGGATGCACGGCGCCTGGCTCGAAATGGCGAAGCCAATCGAATAAACCGAGGCAGCGCGATAAGGCTTCGGATTTCTTCGTCGGATGCCCAGGGAGAAAAACCAATCCACCTTCGCGCGGAGTCATGCCGGCCGGGGCCTAGCCAAATGCAGGCAATCGCAGAGGGAAATTTTCGCGCTCGCAGCACTTTCAATGAGTGCAAGTGGTCCTCGGCTGCGGAAAGATTCCTCGCGTGAGCATCCAGTGGATTGGGGAAGTCTGGGCCAACGGAGCGGAGGATTCGAACGATCGTCTCGTTCAACTCGCACTTGCGGACAACGCTGACTTAGACGGACGGTGTTGGCCTTCTCTCCTGGAGATCTGCCGAAAAACCCGACTCTCCGAAAGTTCCGTCCGACGCTCGATCCAGCATTTGGAGAAGGAAGGGCGGCTTATCGTCCAGCGCGGCCGCGGCGCCGGTAACACATCGCATTATCAGTTGCGAAAGGTTTCAGAGAGAAAGGTTTCAGAGAGAAAGGTTTCAGAGGGAAAGAAAAAAGGTGTCACACAGAAAGAAAAAGGTGTCACTGTGACAAATCCCCCAGACCCCCTATTAGGAAGAACCGTCAAGAACCGTAAGGAACCGTCAGAGGAGTTTGAGTTGCCAGACGTCATTCCAGCTTCGGCCTGGGAAGATTATAGGCAACATCGGAACAGCAGTAAAAGGAAGATGACCCTGAAGGCGGAACAGCTCGCAATCAAAAAACTGTTGGAACTACAGCAGGCTGGGCACGATCCAGAAGCTGTCATCGAACAGTCCATCGTCCACGGCTGGATTGGCCTCTTCCAGATCAATGCACACTCCGCAGGAGTCGCAAATGCCACAGTTGGCGATCGTTCCGAACAGAATCGCTCTCAGCAGCGAGTCGACCAGTCTAGCGGCGCGTTCAGGAGGGCAGCTGAGCGCAGGGGAGTCTCAGGTGTTGACGGTTTTGCACACCTTGATGATGGCCCACTATCCGCATCAGGAAAGGTCTGCTGACAGTACAAGTAATAGGTGATTCCGGGACGCTATTTTGCTCGTGTGAATCGGTCGATTATCGAAGCACATAGAACGGGCTGTACCAACAGATTTTTGGAACAAAATCAAGGCCGCTCGAAAGCGGCTTTTTCATCGGAAGCAAAACAACCGCGAGGAGCACGAACATGGCGGCAGCAGTTTTGGTGGGACGTCTTAAGATGCGGGATGGTCGCATTGTCGGAGAGGTCGAGGAGGAAAACGCCCGTATGATCGAGGCCCAGCGGATGCGCATGGCCGGCGGCGGCTATGCGCCTGGTCGCAATGAGACGCGCCGGAACGATGAAGAGCGCGAGGGTGAAAACGTGCTCGAACGCGAACTCATGGATCGGTTCAAGCGCGCATCGGACCGACGCTGGGGGCGCAAGCCGGCGCACGATTGCCAGTGCGCAACGTCGAGTCGCGACGCCGCGCAGACGCCCATGCAGCGCTTCAAGGCCTATTCCGGGCGCTACCGGTCAAAACAGTAACAAAGCCCAGAAATTCGCGCCAGGCGAAAAGCGGAAACAGTCAAAGGGGAACAGCATGAGCTCCAGCGGTGGTTATGGACCGGCGAACGGACAATGGCTCCGCAAGGTGCAGCTCGTAGTTTCGCAGGGCACGAACGGGCTCGACCTGTCAGGGCTGCGGTTCGCGTTCAAGATCACGCAAAACGACTGCGAGACGCCGAACACGGCACAGATCCGGGTCTACAACCTGAAGGAGCAGACGCGCCAGCAGATCATCGCGGAGTACGACAGCGTCACCCTGCAGGCCGGCTATCAGTACGGTAACTACGGCATCGTCTTTCAGGGCGATGTGAAGCAGTATCGCTTTGGCCGCGAGAAGAACGTCGACAACTTTTTGGACATCACCGCCGCAGATGGAGATGAAGCTTACAACTTCGGGGTGATAAACCAATCCTTCGCTCCGGGCAGCAGCTATTCGGACCACCTATCGGCGATCGCGCAGGCGATGCACCTGAAAGTTGATCCGAACGCGCAGACGTACTTAGTTTCCGGAATAGTTCAGCCGTCGTCGAAGGTCATGTTCGGCATGGCGCGCCTATACATGGGCATCCTTGCCAAGAACAACAATTGCCGCTGGAGCATTCAGAACGGTGTTCTGACGCTGGTCCCCCTCACCGGTTATCTGCCTGGGCAGGCTGTCGCCATCAACAGCGCCTCTGGCATGCTCGGGACGCCTGAACAGACCGACAACGGCATCAAGGTCCGCTGCTACCTCAACCCGCTGATCAAGATTGGGCAGGCGGTCAAGATCAACAATGCGGACATCAACCAGGTGGCGTGGGCGCAGCAGTTAGGCCCCGGGTACAAACAACAGGTCTATTACGCGACCTTGGCCAACGATGGCGTCTATCGGGTCCTCGTCGCCGAGCACGAAGGCGATACCCGCGGGAACAGCTGGTACACAGATTTGACCTGCCTCGATATCGATCCTTCGTCGGGAGCGAACAGTTCAGTCCTGGCATACGGCTGAGGAATGCGAAAGGAAATACTTCCATGACAACTGAACACACTGAACGAGTCGCCCACGATGCCCTCCACGCGGTTATTCAAGCTCGATCGGCGCTGGATGGCTTCGCGTATCTCGAACGCGAGATTGCGGTGGCGCGCTTGGCAGTTCTGAAGGGCGAACCCGGCCGGACTCTCGACGAAATCCGCGCCGCGCAACAGGAGCTCCAACACGAGCGCGAGCTTGCCAGAGAGGAACTGGCCGCGGCCGAAGCTACACTGCGCCTCGCTGAGCGGGAGCTCGAAGAAGCCCGCAGGAAGTAAACCGCTTTATTAAAGCCAAAAGGAGAATGCGACCCCATGAGTGAAGCACGCAACAAACTGGTCTCGGCACAGGCTGAGATGAAGACTTTAGCGGCAGAAATATCCCGACTGGAGAAGACGCAGTCGGAGGCTCGAGAAATGGCACTAGAGGCGGAAGCCACGCTGAAGGGATTTGCGAAATTAGACAGTACGATTTCGCAATGGCGAGCTTCGGAGTTGAAGCGCGGCGGCGATCCACGGAAGTTGCCGGCCGAGCTGAAGCAGAAATTGTCGGATCGAACAAATGCCCAGGAAGAGATTGAGCAGAGCCGTGACACTCTGGAGATCATCACAAACGAACTCACAGATGCACGAGCCAGGTTCGCACGCCTTCAGGGTGGATTCGAGCAGCTTGCCGCGGATGTCGTCTACGCAGAAATCGTGGAGGCACTTGCAGCCGAGCTAGCGGGGCTGAACGAGCGCAGCTGGACTCTACGGCGTCTGCTGCAAGGGTTCGCACGATTCGGCGCTTCAAAGAATATCGCTGTCTCGCAGGTGTTCAATGAGGCGCTGCGCGGTTGGGAACCAGATGGGCCAGAGTATGCCGCCTCCGATCACAACGGCGCACAGGCCTTGCGATGGAAGGTTCGAGTCGATGCCCTGATCAAGAATCCAATGTCCGAATTGAGCGTGCCAAAGGCAGTCCTCCCAGGTGACTACAGGGGGCCGGCCGGTGCTGTCGGTTTGACGTATCTGGACGAAGAGGGGCGAAGCATCACCGTCCTGCAATAACAACTTGGCAGAAGCCGTCATGCAGCTTTTGCCAAATGCGCGCGGGAATTCCGGGCTTAACCTTTTCCCCGGAACGGGCTGATGAGGTCCCAGCCCGCGCGTTACGACTGGGAGTCTCGGCTGGTCCCCGAGGCTCCCAGTATTTTTTGACACGAGGTGATGAATTATGCAGAAAAAATTGACGGGGCGCCAAGAGCGAGCAGCGGTTTTCGTGGCGGAAGATCACTTTTCGGATCACGAAATTGCCGCGAAGGTTGGCATCAAGCGTCCGACACTCGCAAAGTGGAAACTGCTACCACTTTTCTGCGCTCGCGTGCAGGAAATTACTCAAGAGCTTGCGGAGAGAGCTTTACGCCAGGGCATCGCGCGTCGGGATCGGCGCCTGACAGTGCTGCAGCGCACTGCCAACAGACTTCTTCAAGTCATGGAAGAGCGCGCCGCCGATCCAGCCCTGGCGAAGATTGCCGGTGGAAAAACCGGACTAATCGTGAGCAAGCCGCTTGCTTCTGCCGGAGAACTCCTTGGGTTCGAGTACGCTGTCGATACCGCAACGATTCGCGAATTGCGCGCCACGCTTGAGCAAGCAGCGAAAGAACTCGGTCAGTTCGTCGAGCGGAAAGACATCAGGCTGCGCAGTTTGAAGGACCTGTCAGACGAAGAACTCGCTGAGCTACTCGCCGAGCTTGAAGAAGAGAGTCCTTCTTCCAACGCCGAGTAGACAAAACGATACCGAAACGAGGGCTATATTCCAGCATGAGTGATCCGGTCCAACCGACTCTGAAGCAACTGCGCAAGGAGGCGCGTGAGCGGTTTCTCGCCGGTCGCAGGGCGGAAACGCAGTATGCCGCGAATCTGCGCGCATTGGCGAGGCAGATCGACACCATCGTGCGAGGTTTTGCGCCGGACGGCGTGCTCGCAGATCCGACGGCGCTGATCCAAACACTGCAGAAATACGCAGAGGCGCTCGGGCCCTGGGCGCAATCTGTCGCCTGGCGCATGGTGGTAGACGTCAGCAAGCGGGACGCTGTGGCTTGGAGCAAACACGGCAAGATGATCGGCCGCTCGTTGCAGCGGGAGATCGCATCCGCTCCGACCGGCGATGCGATGCGAAAGGCGCTGGTGCGCCAGGTTCAACTGATCAAGAGCATTCCCCGCGACGCCGCCGAGCGCGTGCAGCTATTGACCCTGGAGGCCATCACGAAAGGGGTTCGGGCAAGCGAGATCGCCGCGGAGATCATGCGTAGCGGCGAGGTTTCGAAAAGCCGAGCGATGCTGATTGCCCGAACGGAAGTCTCGCGCACTGCGACTGCTCTCACGCAAGCCCGCGCAGAGTTCGTCGGATCCACTCACTATGTCTGGCGGACCTCGAAAGACGGTGATGTGCGGCCCAGCCACAAGGCGATGGAAGGGCAGGCGGTTGCATGGAACGATCCGCCGGTCCTTGACAATCTCCGCGGCCATGCCGGCGAGCTCCCAAACTGCCGCTGCTTTCCTGAGCCGATCCTGCCGGAAGCGAGCGCGCCGCGCCGGCCGTTTGCCCAGCTGCTGGCGAAGCCGGGTTAGCGTGCCAGAAACCCTCGCTCACGCGACTGCGAAAAGTCATTACTTTTCCATCGCGATGTTAACTAGAAGGTCAATCGCTAGCGCTGTCTCACAACCATATGGATTTGGAGGTTAAAAGATGGGTAATCACGTTCACTGTGTGGTCTGCGGCTACAGCGCGTTCGTCAAGGTGCGGCGATTTAAGAAGATCGGTTTCGAACCTGTTTGCGAATGGCATTTCATGTGGCTTGAGGACAACTGCCGAAGACCTTTCACGACTCGCCGAATCCTGTTCCCATGTGGATGCGAGCCCGTCTCAACCAGGCCGGGGACGGCACCAGAGGACACGCTGGACAGGTCAATGGAATCTGACGCTGCGTCGCCGCTGATTGAAGCCCATGTCGACCCCCAAATACTCGCTGCATCGGAAAGGTAAAAAAAATGTCTCAAAGCAGTGTCCTCCGTCGCCGGTCCCGTGGAAAGAGACGGAGCTACAAGGAAACTGGCCCGTTAGCTGGCTAACTTTCCAGTTCTTGCCGCGTCAACTTTCGATGTCGCTTGAGGCGCACCTGCGGTGCGATCCACGACTCGTGCTCAGCGCACCAGGCCGTTTTCAGCCCTGGCAGCGTCGCGTTCGGATTATTCAAGTCGCCAGCATCGATGATTTCTTCAATGCCGCCAACAGGTTTGTTCTCACAACCAACGAGAGCGCATTTAGCCATGCCCTTCATTCTCTCAGGGGATCGAACTGAGGCTCAACGTGCCTTTGGTTACTTGACAGGATCCGAAACCATCACCCTGTGGAACGTGCGATTCCGATTACTCATCGGTAAACACGGCCACCAGCGTTGAAGAGCTTCTCCAGCTCGTCCGGCGCGAGGTTTTTGGTACACAGCAGGCGCCCGGGTGCTACAGTAGGACCGACCGTGCTTCTCACCCTACTAGCGTTGATCGTGGCTCCATTCATCGTGGGCCTCGTGGTGTGGTTTCTAATCAACACCGAACTGGAGAAACCCGTGGCCACCCGTGGGGATGCGGAGCGGGCTTACCTCTTCACGATCGCTTTGCTTCGGGACCACATCGGTAGCTCAAGAATCACGGGGAAGATCCGAAGACCTTCCCCGTTTCGATAATGCGGTTATGGTTGAGGCAGAGAGCGATTCTAGCTTCGAACTCCGCCCGCGGCCAGCTTTCTTCTGCGGGCTAACCGCAAAACTCTCTTCATCTCAGCAACGATGGCGTGGCCTTCCACAATAAAAGCATCCTGCTCACTTTCTGAAGCCTCGGAACTTCGGAGTGCTTTACAGCGCCAGTCTTCGCCTCTTTGAAAGACGCGGCGACTCAGTTCTGCTATTGGAATCAACCTCTGGCGTTCGGCGGTGGCCATGATCATTTCTCCTTTCGTAGTGGCGCCGGCGGCGCGTTGCGGCTGCGGGGGCAGGATCATGCAGGATTCCAGACGAACTCTTCGCCGGCCTTCTCAAGATTGAAGTGAGCCAGGACGCCGGTCGTGGGAGCTCTGCGCCCGGCCGCGATCGCGCGAATCTGTGGAGTGCGGGTGCCGCTGGCTTTCGACAACTGATCAAGCTCGTCGAAGGCCGCGAAGTGAACCATGAGCGCAACTTGGCGCCGGTCATAGTGAAGCGGTTGGTATTGAGAGGGAAATCCGGAACTGCTAGCTTGGGAGCAAGCCATATTGCCTCCTTAACAGGCGATTTGGATTAGCGTCAGGTCAGTGTTACCAGCACTGGCTTGGCGCGCTAATTGTTTATCGTTCAACACCGCATAGATTGTCAAGAAAAATCTTGGTTAAGGCGTTGATTTTACGACTACTTACGACTTGATAAGTCGTAGCAAGTCGTAGTTCGTCAGGCCGCTGACTTCAACGCGCGGCAGGCCGTGCCGACGCCGACGTTGAGCCGCTTCGCGATCGCTCGCCATGAGACGCCGGAGTCTCGCAAACTGCGCACGCGGTCGGCAGACACGTATACGCGCGGCCGCCCGATACGCTGACCCCGGGCTCGCGCCGCGGAGATGCCAGCAGCGACGCGCTCGCGAATCAGCGCGCGCTCAAACTCGGCCATCGCTGCGACCACATGAAACATGAGCCGGCCGGAGGGCGTCGATAGGTCCAGATTGTCGCGCAAGCTGACGAACGCCACGCCATAAGCCTGCAGGTCCTCGATCGTCACCACCAGGTGCCGCAGTGACCGGCCAAGGCGATCGAGCTTCCAGCAGGCGATCGCATCGAAGCGCCGTGCATGCGCATCGGCCATCAGGCGATCGAACTCAGGGCGGGATTCTTTGGCGCCGCTGACGCCAATGTCGACGTACTCAGCCGAGATGACCCAGCCGCGGCGCTCGGCATACGCCCGGAGCTCCGCGAGCTGCATTTCGGGGTTCTGCTCACGCAAGGTGCTCACCCTCGCGTAGATGGCGATTGAGCGTATCTCTTGAGACAGTGGGACGGGACTACCATTTCGATTAGCCATAGTTGCCTGCTCCTGACAGGCGATTTGGTTAGCGCCGTGTCGGTGTTAACAGCACCGATGCGGCGCGCTTGCGTTGGACGTCACAAATCCTCTGGTGACGCTATGGTGACGATAGAACCTGCGAACCGGTACAAATCGATGCAAACTCATAATAGCGATTAATCGCCAATAACCACAAGGGAATTGTGTAACTTATCTCGCCTATACTAACCCGTACAAAATGCGCCAAGGTAGCATAAATCGCCCTTTCACGGCGATAACACGGGTTCAAATCCCGTCGGGGACGCCAAATAGAATCAAGAGCTTACGCTCAATCCTTCCATCCCAATCGGCGTCCGTTAACGTCCAATAAGCCTGCATCACTTTTCCGCCTCGCCCTTCTTGCCAAAAACGAGCCGTGCCACCTTGCTCTGCGCGTTCCGCTTGATGTCGGTGACAGCCTGCGCGTAGAGGTTGAGGGTTACGCTGCTGTTCGCGTGTCGCAGCAACTCCTGCACCGTTTTCACGTCCTCTCCATGCGACTTCAGAATCGTCGCAAAGGAGTGACGGAACGTGTGCCATCCGACCTTTCCGGTGATCCCGGCATCCTTTAAGGCCGGCCGGACATACACCCGAAAAAGAGAGAAAGACCAGTACGGCAACTTCCCTTTGCTGGCCGGGCTCGCAAAGACCCAATCGTCCTCGGTCGGATATGGCGACTGGCGCCGCCACATCAACA